GCTCTCATCGAGGTTAACAATCCTCAGATCCAGTTCCTTCGGGTGCGGGTGACGAGAGCCACCCAGAACTCGACCATTGATTTGATCACGGCCATTCAGACCGGAGCGTTCAAACGCCCGATCACCCAACAGTCCGGGAACCGTGACGGTGGAATCTTTATCGGGGCGTCTTGATGACACATAAAAAATGCAAGATGATCAAGACCTATCGTGGGAGGGGTTCCTACGATGCGGGAAAAACATACATGATCGAGGAGAGTCTAGCCAAGTCACTCGAGGCTGACCGGGCTTGCACGATTCTCGAGGAAGAGAAAGAGGAGGGCGAAACAGCTCTTGCCCCATCAACGCCGGAAAAGGCTACGCGACCTAGACCTACCAGGCGCCGTAGACCGAGCCGCACGTAGTTATAGAATCTCCGAAAAACAGACGGTAAAGCCCGTGGTGGAGCCGGTCGTCCTTGTAGACCAAAAAGCTCATTCACGGGTGGAAGTGTCGACGGATGATGCGCTGATTACTGCGTTGATTGTGGCAGCAAGAGAGAAACTCGAAGAACTTACGGGGCGGGCGTTCTTGACTCAGACATGGGAATTTCGATTTGATGAATTCCCATGGGGAGATGCGCCCTTTGTGTTGAGACGTCCGCCCCTTCAATCGGTTACTTCGATTACCTTTGTGGATGAACAGGGGGTAGTGCAAACACTTGCCGCGAACTTATACCAAGTCGATTCTGAATCTGTCCCCGCGCTCATCATCCCAGCCGTGGGGGAGACGTGGCCAGACATCGAGGACGAAGCAATAAACCCGGTGGTGGTGACGGTTGTCCTAGGGTATCTGGACGCGGACTTTCCCAAGCAACTCGAGCTCGCCATCAAGCAACTGGTGGGCCATTGGTACGAACAACGGGAGAGCGTTGAATTTGCTTTCGGTGGGCAATTCTCAGAGATACCCATGACGGTTCAATACTTGATTGGATCCTTGAGAATGCCGGTGATTGGATGAGTGGGCGAGCGAGTGTCGCGATAGGGAAACTTCGAAGGCGCATTGTCATCGAGGAGGAGACGTCTCAAATTCAGGATTCAGAAGGGTCTCCGTCGGGGACCTTTACAGCGTTCGCAACGGTATGGGCCCGGATTGAATACGGGACCGGGAGGGAGTTTTTTCAAGCTGATCAAATTACTGAGGACCAGAAAGCAAGTATCACGATCCGGTACCGCCCGGGAGTGACTCAATTGATGAGGGTGAAACACACCCCCAAGGACGATGTAGATCAGTTTTTTCGGATTGAGGGAATCAAGAATCTCAAGGAACATAATCGATTTCTCGTGCTCCAGTGTGTGCGCGTGGAGGTAGACCACACATGATCACACTCGATGACAAAAGCGTTCGGAAGCTGATGGCGGAACTCGAGCGAGTTGGACCCCGTGAGCTTTCCAAGAAACTCCGACGGCCCATGCAAAGGGCGATGCGTGAAGTGCGAAACATTGCGAGAAACAACGTTTCACGAGGGCAGTTTGTCAGAACTGGCGCGCTCAAAGATTCGATTGTGTTGGGAAAGTTTGTCCGTCGTAAACGTTCCAGGATTCTTTGGTCCGCGGTCGGAATTGAGAAAGGTTTCGAGAAAACATTTCGGTTGACGATCAAGCGCCCAAGGGGATCGGGCACGATGACGGTGGAAATCAAAGCACGTCCTAGACGGTATGCACATCTTATAGAATTTGGGTTTGTGCACACTTCGGGAGCGCACATCCGAGGTAGGGCGTTCATGCGCTCGGCTTTCAAGTCGCAGAAAAACAATCTGGAAAAATCGATTGTACAGACGATCAAGGGGTTTATGGAGTGACACTTGAGGGCTCATTCTACGAGAAGATGAGAACGGACGCGGGGATCTCCGCGCTTGTTTCTAATCGCATCTTTCCGGACCAATTGCCGCAGAAGGTCACCCTACCTGCTATCTCATACCAGAGAATTGCAGGGCAGTCCATTCGAAGCCATTCGGGAGCTGGATCGATAGAAAAAGCCACGATCCAGGTCTCGGCATGGGCAAAGAAACCGACCCAAGCGCGAGCCGTTGCGCAGGCCGTGATAGATGCTCTGAACGGGCAGACATGGACCGAGGACGGTACCAAGGTCTCGAAGTGTTTCAAGGATATTGAAATGGATCACGAGACCATGCCAGGAACTAGAATTCATGGGGTGTCTGTGGATTTTGTCACAATCAACGCTGAATGAGGAGGAGAGATGATAAAACGACTAGCAAAGCGCCTAGTAGCCGGGATTCTGTTCTTGGTTTTTACGTTTCAAGCGGATGCCCAGAGGACAGATTTGACCGTAACTACAGCGCCAGGCGGGTTCCCAACATCGGGGACTCTCTTGACCATGAGTGGGGCTGACACGGCGAGCTTGAATAGCGCGAGCCTATCTGGAAACGGGAAGGAAATTCTCGTTGCTCATAACACCGATGGGGCGGTGACCTACGCGGTTACCATCACTTCCATTGCAGATCCAGAAACAGGGAGGACGGGGGACATAAATTCGGAAACCCTAACATTTGGTCAGATCAAAATGTATGGGCCACTCACCTTGAGAGGGTGGCGCCAAACATCTGGGAAGCTCCATTTCGAGGCGAACAATATTGCCATCCAGTTCGGGATAATCAGATTACCTTAAGGGGGGATCATGGCGGACAATGCGGTAGCAGCCTTCGGGCTTCAGCTTCAATTGGGGGACGGGGCCACCCCCACTGAAGTTTTCACAACCATAGCGGACGTGCGAGACGTTGACGGGCCTGATTCAAGTACACGAACCAAGGACACAACAACCCATTCCAAAACCAGTAAATTCTCTCGATTCATTGGTACGATTCTCGAAGCGGGAACCGTCGATTTTCAAGTGAATTTCTCATTCCTGGAAGCGACTCACCAAGACGCTGCGGGCGGGTTGTACGACAATTGGAAAAACCTAACCAAATCAAACTGGAGAATCGTCGGCAATGAAACGGGCGACCCTCGATTTGATTTCAACGCAATGATTGTGAAATACAAGACGAGTTTCAATGTCGAGGATGAAATGTTGGCAGACGTTTCCCTCAAAATCGACGGCGCCATCACGATGGAACTGCCTTAGGACGGTTGAATGTCGGTCAAGAAATACAAAGAGGTTGAACTTTTCGGAACGGTTTTCAAGTTGTGCCTGGATATGAACGCGCTCTGTGAATTTGAACAGCTCCGGGGAAAGAAGGTCGGGGAGGTCTTTGCTTCTCTGCTGCGCCCTCAAGGTATCTCAGAGTATGAATACCAACAAATAGTATTCAACGGCCTTTCGGCTTTGGATGTTCGAGCTCTGATTTATTGCTTGCTCTTGAGGTATCACGAGTATTCCGAGCGGCAAGTGGGGGAGCTCTTCAGCCTGCACGATCCCGCGGTCATGGATGAAATCAGGAAATTGATCGACGTTGGGCAGCATCTTGTTCCCAAAGAAAAGGAAACGGCTCAGGAGGTAGTCGAACCTGTGGACCCTCCCGAGGAGGAGGAGCCCACCTCACTTCATGGATAGAAACACTGAGTTACGCGAGGATTGAAATGGGGATCGTGCCCGAGGAGTTTTGGGCACTCACTCTCCATGAATGGAACGCCCTGACCAGGGCTCTTGATGCGCGGTTGCATCGGGAGCATACCTTGGCGATTTTGGCCCCGTATTATGTGCAAACAATGTTTGGAGGGACAGCGACACTCGAGGATTTTGTGAAACCGTTAGGGGGAACGCCGAAGATCGCCAAAAGTTCTAAGGGTCAACGTTCCAAGGAGTCAATGATAAAGCGCTTGAAGGCTCTCGTGGCTTTCACAGGCGGAAAGGTCGTAAAGAAAGCGGAAGCGAATGGCTAGATCGTTAAGCACGCTTGTTGTCAATCTCGTTGCGGACATCTCCAAGTATGAAAAAAGCTTGAAGAAAGCCGGACGAATGGCTTCTAAACTCGGGAAGTCTTTGACGTCCATCGGAGCAAGTTTAACGAAAGGGTTGACGCTTCCCCTGGCCGCAGTTGGTACCGCGTCGGTTGTGACCGCGGCGGAGTTTGAAACCTCGATGTCGAAAATTCAAGGGCTGGTTGGGAAGTCAGCCGAGGAGGTAGACCGACTATCTTCGGCGGTTTTGGATATTGCAGCCACCGTGGGGAAGGGGCCTAACGAGCTCGCCGAGGGTTTGTTTTTCCTGACTTCTGCAGGGCTCAAGAGCGCGGACGCATTGGAGGCTTTGAAGTTCGCCGCCAAGGCATCGGCGGGCGGTTTGGGAGACGTCGATGTCATTGCCCGTGCAACGTCCGCCGCTATGCAAGCGTATGGAACCGATGTGCTTTCGGCGGAACAAGCAACCGATATCCTTGCCAAGGCGGTGGAGCAAGCCGCATTCAGTGCCGAAGAGCTCGCCCCCGCTATTGGGGCAGTCATCCCCATTGCGTCCGCTGCGGGGGTTTCCTTCGATCAAGTTGCCGCCGCCGCTGCGGCGATGAGTCGAACGGGTACGCCAGCCGGGCAAGCGATCAACCAGTTGCGCGGAATTATTACAACGTTTCTTAAACCTACGGAAAAAGCAGAAAAGACGCTTAGTAGAATCGGTACAAGTGCTGACCAGATTAGAAAGAACATTCGAGAGAAAGGGCTCCTCCCCGCGCTCACAGAGTTAACGGGGAAACTGAAAAGCCAAGGGATCGAAGTTGCCGAAGTGTTTCGTAAAACAGAGGCTCTTGCCGGGGTTCTCGATCTTACGGGGGCGAACGCGAAACAGAATGCCGAAGTGTTTGACAATTTGACGAAGTCGGCAGGAAAAGTTGAAGAAATTTTTGCAGTGGCGGCGAACACGATTTCATTCAAATTCAATGCGGCAATTGCGAAGGTTCGGATTTTCCTTATCGAACTTGCAGGTCCCATAATGGAGGGGCTAAAGACGGCTCTTGACGCGGTCAACTTTGCAATCGACGTCATGATTGCGGCATGGACAGCGCTTTCCCCGGAAGTCCAAATCGCACTTATAGCCGTCGGGGCTTTCATTGCATTCCTTGGTCCGCTTGTCATTGCACTGGGAACGATTGTTTCGGCTCTTGGGTTTGTCATAACTGGTTTAAGTGCTTTCGTTGCCGCTGTTACTGCAACTAAGATTGCCGTTGTTGCGGGGGTTACGTTTTGGGTTGCTGCAATGATTGCTCAATTTGCTTTTCTCCTCGCGAATATAAATACATTGAAAACTATTTGGACTGCAGTCTGGACTGGAATGGAAATCGTCTTTGGATTTTCTATTGATGAGATCATAAAGAGAATCCGGGGGGTTATCAATTGGCTTCTCAGAGTGATAAAACTCATAATAGCTTTTTTGAAAATCATACCTGGACCAGTGTTACAAAAGCTCGGGATCAAAATTCCGAGTATTCCAGATTTCCCAGATTTCCCAGGTGAGCCAGGAACGGTATCCAAGAAAAAGTCACAAGCCCAACAACAATTTGAAGCAAATGAAGCGCAATTCGAGATCAACAAAAGACGTATACAAGGACAGTTTGTTTCACCCCAGATTTTTGCCCCCGCCCCACCTGCAGGAAGACCATCCAGAGAAACTGCTTTCGGTGTCGAAGTTTTCAGGGGTCGGTCTGCAGCGGTTGGCAAGGGCGGCCCGCAGGTCTTTAGGGGCGGGGTTGGTGGGGTTGGAGTTGAACGAGAACCGCTCGCCGCCAAGGGTGCCGGAAAGCCGGTATTTCCAGGGGGAGGGTTTGGTGTTGAGGGGCTGTTTAGAGGAGAACAGCAAGTCATCCAAATCAACTTAGATCAGGATACGCTTGTTGAAACAGTAGTGGAAGGGTTGCCAGATAAAGTATCGATTGATGCATCGGGTTTCAGAGGGAGCTCGTAAAGGTGGAGGTTTTGGTAGGCGGAACAGTCATAGCGCATGAGTGGGGATCGCTCCAAATCATGGACCGTATGAAACAGCGCTCGGTTGCCAAGTGGAGAATTATCCACGGGAACATTGACCATTTTGACAGGAATGAAGCTGTCAGAATCAACGACCAATTTGGGGCGAAATTGTGGACTGGCTTTCTTGCAGACCCTGAGGAAGCGGCTGACGACAAAGCCATGGAAAACCTCCGGACCAAATGCAAGGCCATGGACAATCACTACCTTGCAGACAAGCGGCGGGCGTCAGTTTCGTTCCTCAATACCACGGCGGGCGCTATCGTGACTTCGTTGCATACGGATTTCCTTGCGGCGGAAGGGATCACCCTTGGAACCATTGACACGGGTCCGGACGTGGAACAAGCGCTCTGGGATCAAATTCGAATCTCTGACATTATCCAAGAGCTCGCTGTCAAGGGTAATTTGGTGTGGTCTATAGACAAGGACTTGGTTCTAAATTTCCAGGCAAGGACGGCAAACCCCTCTCCGTTTACTCTCGTGATAGACGATGTTTTGTTGAATTCCATGAAGGTCAAGAAGTCCGCCCCGCAGTACAGGAATCGGCAATTCATCCGAGGCGTGACCGATGAAACCAGTAGCCAGACGGAAACCTTTGTAGGCGACGGTTCCCAAGTTTCTTGGTCCGTTGGATTCCCACTTGCCCAGACCCCTACCATCACGATTAATGCGGTGGCTCAGACTGTAGACTTGAAGTCTAACCCCACGTCAACGGCTGACTGGCAGTATGAGCTCGGCGATCCTGTGATCACAAAGAGCGGTACCGCCCCCGTTCTCAACGATGTCATTGTCGTGGTTTTCATCGGCCGATTCAAAGCGGTCATTCAAGCCGATAACGCCGCGGAGCAAACTTCTCTCGCGATCACCGAAGGGGTAGGAACGGGGATCGTAGAGGATGTCTTGGACGACAACACCTTGACCACGATTACCGCGGGGACAGAGCGAGGAGTCGGGCTTATAAACACTTACGCTCAAGAGGCCAAGTTGTTGACGTTCGCCACACGCACCGCGGGGTTGATTGCCGGGCAAATCTTGACGGTGAATATCTCAGACCACGATTTTAACAACGATGATTTTTTGATTGAAGAGCTTCGGATACTTGAAGCGCGTGGCGAGGACGGGCCCGTGGAATGGATGGTCAAGGCTTCAATGGGTCCAGTGGGGAGGCTCGCAATTCAATTCTGGGATGAGTTGCTGAGAACCGGGGACAAGGTCCATCAAGCGATATCCGTCGGGGACCCTGACAGTGTTGCAGTTGTAAAGCTTTTCAACTTTGCCAAGGATTGGGTTCTCAATGAACAGCCTGAAATATTCGAGGAAGTATTCCCAGCGGTGACTTTGTTCCCCGCCGCGGAGCTCCGCCCCGCTTTTGAGTTGGGGGAGACGGTGCGGTTCATAGCGCTTGGGGATTCCGGGGTTCCAGGAGTCGGACAGCTCGGGAATGAGCTATTCAGAAAGCAAGTCACGAAATTAACCGAGCTGGCTCTCACCATAACCACGATTGCACTGATAGCACGGGAAGAAGCAAACTTCGCAATTCTTGAAGTCGGTTGGTTTGGTGGAGAGGACGCGAGCGCCACGGTCAACTCGGGGGTATTGATCGAACAGGCGTCATTGGTACACACCAAGAACAGCGGGGAAATACTACAGATTACGAGAGTCGACACGAAGATTTATTAAATGTCACTTATAACGCACACTGCAAAAAACTGGACGGGTGGCGGGGTTCCCTTGTCCGCTGCGAACCTGCAAACGATGTCAGATTCACTTGAGGCAACGGCTCGCCTTGCTGGGAGTATCCCTCAAACGAGTAAAGGATTGATTGCTCGAACGCACCCCGACGCAGACAAGCGCTTGACGCAACTACTCCTCGAGCATGCCGATCATCTCATCATGGACGACGGGGAAATTATTGGGCCATGGGATAACCTTGCTGCCGATGTGACCGTGAACGGAGCGGGCGGGCTCGATGTCGGTTCAATTTCTGCCAATACATGGTATGAGTTCCACGCGATTAGGAAACCTGATGGAACTCAGAACGTCCTGATCAATCTAGCCACTTGCTGGGATGATGAAATAAACCAGATCACGGGAGTATTTGTAGAGGATATTGGAGGGCAGAGTAGCAACCAGAAAATTGCTCAGTCTTTCACTATCCCAACGGATGGACCCGTTCGTCTCGTTGACCTTAATCTATCCCGTGACGGTACCCCTCAGGATTTTCTGAAATGCACAATACAAACCGATGCAAGTACAGCTCCATCTGGAACAATCCTACAAACCGCCGAGAATATGAATTGTGATGGTTTTGGCATTAGGCAACCTCAGGATCGATCTAGTAGGAAGCGGTTCATCTTTCGTGGGACTCTTCCCACGCTCACCGCTTCTACTCTCTATTGGATCGTTTTTGAACGCACGGGAACCCTGGACAACACAAACAAACCATCGGCGAGAGCCGCAACTGACGCATATGCCAACGGGGAATTTAAGCGGTTTGATGGTTCGACTTGGAACGGTACTGGGAGAGACCTGAACATTTCGGCATTAGTCGAAACCCCCTCGAGCCCCATCATGCCTTCGGGGTTTACGCAGAAATGTTTCCTTGGGTGGTTCCGAGGGTTGCTTTCAACCGACTTCAAACGGATGGTTTACTATGACCGAAATTTCTCACTCGGCTCGAGTGCAAATTTCATATTTTACACCAACCTATCACCAGAGACCCAAGGGTCTAATGTCAGAACTAGAATACCTCCAGCCGCTATGCAATTGGAATTTAGAATGGGGAGCAATAACACCAGTGGAACCACGGTAGTAGCGTCAGCTGGGCCACCATATGGTTATGGAGTAGCGAAGCCGAAAGTTCATGAATTTGGTGGTAGTCAATTTCTCAATTTCTCAAACCAGGGTGCTAACGTTCAGGACGGGGGGAATATTGTGATTGACTATCAATTCCTCTACACGGCGTTAAACTCTGCCCTTGGTGGGGTGGGTCCCCTTACGTTCTCAGTATCTTACGGGAGGTGGTTCAAAAAACGATGAGCCTCATAAGTCACACCAAAGAAACATGGGTAGAGGGGACAGACCCGCAAGTCACCAAAGCTAGGATTCAGCTCATTGACGACGATCTGGAATCTTCGACTCGTCTCTCTGGCAGCTTCCCTGAGTCGTTCCACGAACTAGTCATGAGGACTCACCCAGACGCCACTAAATTCGATTCGCAGGTCTTGCTCGAATCCGTGAGCGCTATTGTGATGGATGATGGCGAACTGTTCACGAGTGGCTTCAATGAGCAGGTTGTAGATTTCTCACTCTCTGGAGGCGAGAACAAATTAGACACCGGGGCAATCGCTGCATCGACGTGGTACACAATCTACGCGATTCGGAGGAAGGCAGCAGACACCCGCGCCATCATCGCGACAAAGTCCGATGAGAACTTCCTCGATGAAGTACACACCACAAACGACGGATCGATCAAGCTCCACGATGCGGCCGCTCGGGAGAAACTTGGACAGTCATTCGACGTCGACACGAATGGCGACGTTCCATTCATCGACTTGTTCCTCAAGAGGACAGCGAGCCCGACCGATTTCTTGACGATCACAATTGAGGGGGACAGTGCAGGAGATCCCGACGGTACACCCATTGGAACGGGGGATATAGTCGAGAATTCGAAGATCGCTTCGAGTCTTTACTTCATCCGTATTCTATTCCGGACACCCCCGACCCTCGTAGCAGGGACCACCTACTGGATTGTTCTCGATAACTCCGGAGCGTCTGACGGGACCAATCACATCGAGTGGGGAACCGATTCAGCGGAGGGATATGCAGCCGGAGTCTTAAAATCCTTTGACGGGGCCTCATGGAATACGGAAACTCTCGACGCGAATTTTAAGGTGTACATCCTCATCCCTGAGAACCTGACATATCCAGCTGGGTGGCTGGTTGCGGATCGTCATCGATGCAAGCTTTCATATTTTCGAAGTAACTCGAGTTCAAATCTACAAAGGCAAGTCTCACTCGGGCACTACCTAAAAATGATGATTACTCATCCAAGCTTGCCGAGCCTCTCTGACACGGTGCCCGTGCTTATAGACAATCCTGAGGTCATCCCACCTACGCCTTGCATCGTCACCATATACGCAGATGGAAACGCATCGGACCCTGAGCAACCAGGAGTGTCAGGGGTTCCTGATGGGTATGCGATAGAAGTCGATGAAGCCGAGGAAGCGGGAGGGGTGAGGCAAGTTCTCGTCGCGGTTTCTGTGGGAAATCCTTCACAAAGAATCGGAAGGATTCTCACAAGAACCCAGGCATTCTACGGAAACAATAATGAAGCATCTGGCGGGACAGTGGCCGACGTAAACGCGTTAGACGCTGAATGGATACGATAAAGGGGGACGTATGAAACGGCTCGTTATGATTCTTGCATTGGTAGTGTCCCCCGTGTTGGGGAATGACCAAAACATCGTGAGTGTGAACCCGGAGATTTTATTTACCAATACTCAAGTCGATACCTCGGCCGATGTCACCCCCACTCAGGCTTATTTCCTGGGAGGGGATCAGGGGGTTGTAGTCGAAATCATCGCAAATGGAATGAGCGGTGGAGCGGTCACCACGGTCACCCCGCTCTTTGAACAGTTCGGGGGCAACCTGGTAGGCGGACCCGCCGAATCTGAATTTGGACAGACGTTCACAATCACCGATCCAGCCACCAGCATCTATGATGTTTTGTTGATTCCCCGGGGTTCTAGAAAGGTTCGATTCAAAATCTCAACAACCCAAGCAACTAATGTCGGCGTGTCCATAAAGGTCAGTGGGTGGTAACAGTGAGACGATTCATATACACGATTCTTTTGGCTTTGTCCCCTTCCATGGCATGGGGTGGGGGCGTCGCTCTCCTCGTTGCTCCCGACGGGGTTCCTATCCGTATTCCCAAAGCCGAGCGGGTTGTTAATAATGCCTTGATCTTCGGGACCGACAATAAAATTCGGCTTCGGTCCATCGCTGGCAGTACTACCCTCGGGGGAGATCTTTCGGGAACCGCCGCCGCCGCACAGGTGACTGATCTTACAATAACGGGGGAAGTCCAAGGAACTGTTATATATTTTGACGGAACGAATTGGGTTGTACTCCCCCCTGGAACGACCGGTCAACGGCTCCAAACTGCGGGAGCAGGGGCAAATCCTGCATGGGTAAATGCAGCGGCAGTCACCGCCGATTCCGTTATCACGGTGAATTTCCTGATCATCCAGAATCCCCTCGAGCCTAGGCTGCCATCACCTGATCCGAACAACATAAGCCCCTCGGCGAACGTGACTCTTGCCGCGAATTCTTTCGATCCTGATATCGAGGAATTCTCGGTCTATGAATTTGGAGTACCCGATAACCTCGACACCACCCGAGATCTTACTCTCCGATTCGGCTACCTCTCAGGCGATGCCTCGGGCGATGACGTGATACTCAAGGCATACGTCAACGCACCCGCCGCCGGGGATGAAGCGGGAGCCGCATTTGTTGAGAGAACCATAACCGACACACCCGCCTCGAGTACCACCATCATGAACGTTGCGGAGATTGTAGACTCTGCGACAAACTTCGGATTCGTTGGGAAAGATCAGGGAACGATCCACGTCTCGAGGGACGCGGCTGCTGGTGGCGACGTAAATACCGCCGACCTGCACATGACCCATTTCTCGATCACGTTCCCTGTTCTTCCTCCCGCGGCTCCCATCGTGGGGGACGTGTTTGGTACCTCGTCTTCAACCACCGTGGGAAGCCTCGCGGTGTTCGACGACATCCTCGGCAAGAACATCAAGCAATTGGACGATGGAGCAGAGGGAAGCCGGCTCGGGATATCCAGCGGAAGCCCAGCATATGTTCCAAACACACACGCAAACCTGACCTCGGTAACGAAGGATCAACACCACAATGAAGACCACAAAGCACGTCACGATCAACAGAGCGGAGCCGACCCGCTTACAACTGGGGCTCCCGCAGCTCTGGGCACTGCTGCTGCTACTGGAACCGGAGAAGGATATTCTCTACAGGATCATGTGCACGCGGCCTCCAAGCTTGGTATAAACGGCACCGAAGGGGCCGCGACCACGTCCGCTCTAATCGACGGTGGGGCAGGGATCAACATAACTCAACAGGTCGCGGGTGGTACCCGGACCGTTACAATCACAGCGAGTATTCCCCATTCTTCAACTACGGGGATCACAACAGATGATCACCATGCGCAGGACCACAAAGCACGCCACGACCAGCAAACGGGCGCGGACCCTTTAACGACGGGATCCCCTGCAGGTTTGGGAACGGCTGCTGCTACCGGTAGTGGTGAGGGTTATTCCCTGTCCGATCATGTGCACGCTGGACCCCTCGTGGGAATCGACGGCACCCCGGGAGGGGCTACCAATTCCCTCCTCCTCGATGCGGGTCCTAGCATCTCCCTCGCGCAACAAGTCGCGGGTGGAACCCGGACCATCACGATAACGGGCCCGGGCGCAAATGCCCCCCTTGCCATCACGTCAAATGTCATCAGTTTGAGCTATGGGGACGGGTTGACCCAAGGCGGGTCATCTGAGCTGACAGTGAATTTCTCAGGCGATGGAGCGGCCAGGGGAAACCACGTCCACCAACACTCTGAAATCCAGGGAGTGACAGCCAATCAGCATCATAACGAAGATCACAAATCCCGACACGACCAACAGAGTGGGGCCGATCCCCTCACCACAGGAACTCCCGCGGCTCTTGGTACTGCAGCCGCTACTGGGAGCGCGGAAGGATACTCACTCTC